ACCAGGGCCGGGATTTATGCACTTTGGGCAAAATGCAAAAGATGAATACTTTAAGGGTTTAACTTGCGAGAAACTTGTAACCACAATTAATAACAGAGGTTTTGAGCAGTCTGAATGGCGGAATGAGAAAGGGGCCCGAAACGAGCCGCTGGATTTGGAGGTTTACATCCTGGCGATGTTGGAGCTGGCGAAACGCAACTACGCAGCAGGAACCATGTGGGCCCAGCTCGCCCGCAGCCTGGGCACCCAGGCGCCGGGGACGGGAGGGGGAGGGGTGGCACCCCCAGCCCGAGACCTTCAGCGATCGGGCTGGCTGAAGGGCTCCAGCACAAGCGGCCCGGACAGGCGCAAAGGTTGGCTAAAGAGGTAAGATGGGGCCATGGCCTATACCTCTGAGGATGTTGCTGCGGACCTTGCTGAGCTACGCAGCAAGATCAATCAAGGCGTCCTAAAAGCTCGATTCAGCGACGGACGGGAGATCACCTATCGAAGCCTGGACGAAATGCGCCGGATCGAACAATCCATGGCCGCAGAAGCGGAGCCGACCACCTCGCGTCGGGTTCGCCGTACCTACTTCAGCATGTCTCGGCCAACCTGATGGGCAAGGGCAAAAGCAAGGGCAAGGGCAAGCGGCTCCGGGATGACCGGGAATTCGCCCGCCGCACCATGGCCCGGTTTGAGGCCGCAGAGGACACCCGGCGAACCTCTGGCTGGCGGACAAACAACAGCGGCCCAAACAGCGATTTGCGACAGGCGTACTACTGGCTAGTCAAGCGGCACCAGGATCTTGCCGATAACGATGCCTACGCCTCCAGAGCGATTGGCGTGATTATAAATAATTGGATTGGCGATGGGATTATGAGTACACCTACAGGCGCAACTAGCAAATATAAATCAAGCTGGAAAACCTGGGCAGAATCACGACATAGCGATTTTTACGGCACCCATGACTGGTACGGCAATCAATCCGTTGGGGCCAGAACTACAGCGGTTCGCGGCGCCGTACTGGTGCGAAAACGGATATATCCTGAACTATTTGAGCGCCATGGAATAGTGCCTTTGCAGGTGCAGATGCTTGAGCCTGATTGGTTAGATTTTAATAAAGACAATTCTCAAGACATATTATTTGGCCAGCAGTTTGATAGCGCAGGCCGTTTGATGGGTTACTGGATTAGAGACAGCCACCCTGGCGAAACGTCGCTAGGTATTGGCGTCAGGGTGCAAAGCACTTTTGTACCGAAAGAAGAAATTAGTTTACATTTTGACTGCAGGCGAGCTGGCCAGCGAATGGGGCTCCCGTTTGGCACGGCAGCGATTTTGACCCTGCGGGATATGGGCGACATCAGGGCGGCCCAGCAGATGAAAGATAAAATTTCAGCTTGCTTTTTTGGGGTTAGCTACGACTCTGATGTTAATGCAGATAAACTCCTTGATGAAGACGGTAACCAAATAATCGGAGTTAATTTTGATGAAATTGAGCCTGGCGCAATTGAGCATCTCCCACCAGGTCGAGACTTCAAAGCATTCACCCCGCCAAGTTCCGGTGATTTTGTTAGCACCCATCGTGAGTACGCTCACGCCGTAGCAGCAGCCTACGAGATTACCTATGAATCAATGACGGGTGATTTGTCAAACGTCAATTATTCGAGCTTTAGGGGCGGATGGCTTGAGTTTAGTAGGCGAATTGCTTACTTGCGAGGGAAGGTTTCTATCCCCGGAATGCTGGCGCCGGTGTGTGAGTGGCACGACGAATTAGCTCGAATGGTTGGCCTGCTGAAAGGGCCAATGAGCTGGGCTCATACCCCGCCGCGCCGGGAAATGATCGACCCAACCAAGGAAATTCCAGCGCTGATTTTGGCGGTGAGGGCTGGGTTTATGAGCCTGTCAGAAGTACAGCTGTCATTTGGCTATGTACCAGAGGAAGTAATTGAAGAGCTGAGCAGAGACCTGCAAAGAGCCAGGGATGCCAGCTTGATCCTGAGCACAGATTCAGCATTGGTTTCTAACGCTGGCGTAACCCAGGCTCGCCCGGCAGGATCTGCATTCACCAGCTCGGCGCCTGACCCTGGCGCAGACGAGAACGGCAGCGACCCGCCGGACTGATGGCGCTGACCGCTTAAACTACCCCCAGCATCTGAGCATCAATGGCCCCAGGAGTAACCGTTAAAGCCGCCGCCACTGCCCCAGTGTTGCGGCTCTATGGCGAAGTCGGGGTTGACGTGTTGGTTGACGACGTGGCCCGAGCGCTGGACGCTGCAGGGGGGCGTGATGTTGAGATTCACCTGTTTTCGCCTGGCGGCGCAGCTGCCGAGGGGATTGCGATCCATAACGTGTTGGCGGCCTACAAGGGCAGAAAGGATTATGTGGTGGATGGCTTGGTGGCATCTGCCGGCTCGATTGTTCCAATGGCCATCAGCAAGGCCAAGGGTGATCGCCGCTTGATGCCAAGCAACGCCCTGCTGATGATCCATAACTGCTGGGGCGGATCGGTTGGAGACGCTGATTCGATGGATGCCGCAGCGGCCATGCTGCGCGTTCACTCCGAGGTTTATTCCACCACCTATGCCAAGGCATCAGGCCAATCGGTCGAACAGATTTTGGAATGGATGGGCGCGGCGCAAGGGGGTGGTACCTGGTTTACCGCCGAAGCGGCCCTGGCGGCTGGCCTGATTGATGCAGTGATCGATCCGGTAGATGTGCGTGCCAGCGTCCCGCCGTTGCCTGCGGGACGCTTTCCAGACCCTCCAGGGTGGGTGTCTAAGGCCCTGGCGTCAATGGTTAGAATAGAATCAGGAGATCACCCTGAACACTCCCGAGCTGAACACATGCCCACGCAAGATCAGGCCGGGAGCGCACCGGCCGCCGTCATCGAAGCGCCTCCCGTGGTCGCTTCTACCGAAGCTGCCCCTGTTGCCCCTGCAGTAGTGCAGGCCGCCGTCAGCCCCGTTACCTCGACCGCTGTTGCGGATGCCGTGGTCCTTGCCAATGCACAGCGCGAAATTGAAATCCGCCGTTGCGCGGCCGAGGCCAATATCGCTCCTAACGCGGTGCAAGCCATGGTTGACAGCGGCAGGCCGTTTGCCGATGTTGCCCTCGAAATTGTGAGGGCCCACGCCGGCCCGCTTGAAACCGTCGCCAGCAAGGCTGGCCACCCTGCCCGCATCCAGGTAACCCGCGACGCGGGGGATACGCTGATGACCGGATTGCAGGATGCGATCTGGGCCAAGATCAGGCCTGAGCAGGCCATGAGCGACGCGGCCCAGCCTTATGCTGGAATGCGGATGATGGAGATCACCCGCGTTTTTGCTGAAAGCCGAGGGCATAACACAATTGGCCGATCTGCTCACCAGCTAATTGCGTTGGCATTGCATACCAGCGACGATTTTACAAACTTGCTGGCGAATGTTGCCAACAAGACAATGATGGACGGATGGGCTGAGGAAAACCATAGATGGGAGCTTTTCGCAACTCGTCAAGATTTGCCCGACTTAAAGCCTGCCAATCAGGTGTTTATCGCTGGCAATCTTGAGCCTATCAGGGTGGTAAATGGCGAACCAACCGACAAGACCAAAGCGGATGCCCGAATAGAAGGAGGTGAATATCAATTCGCCACTCTTCAAGATGGGAAAGTGACCTGGCAGTTGAGCAAATATACGCGGGGCCTGCGTGTTGCTGAAGAGGTATTTATCAATGACGACCTTAGCGGACTAGCCGAAGTCCCTGATATGTTTGGCCGAGGCGGTCGACGTGTTCAAGCTAAAGGTATTTACGGCCTTATTACTGGCAACGCAAACGTTGGCATTGATGGCCTGCCATTGTTCCATGCCAGTCATAACAACACTGGAACCGGAACCATTGGCAACACCGGATGGAACAATGCTGTTCTGAAATTGTCTACGCAAACGGATCCAGCTGGTAACCCGTTGGAGCTAGACCCAGCGTTGACACTGGCTCCTGCTGCTTTGCGCGGGCCTATGCAGCAATTTCTGAGGCCAAACAATTACATGCCTCAACAGCTTACAGGCAATGCCGGGCCTGCAACTTCTTCTTATTCAGGTGCTATCGAAGACATTTATTCTGCTCGGCTTGATAGCGCTAGCGCACTTCAGTGGTACGTTATGGCAGCAAAAACAGCCTCTAAGGGAATTGTTCAAGGGTATCTTCAAGGCGAAAGCGGCCCAACCCTTACTACCGAAACTAAACGAAATCCCGACTGCCTGGAATTTCTGTTTCGCATGTATTGGGGTTGCACGCTTAGCGACTATCGATTTATCTATCGCTCTACCGGAGTTGATTGATCAATGCTTTCTCTTGACAACTTTCAATCCATTTCATTCCTGAGGTAATTCAATGGCTAAAAACGAAATTCAAGAAGGCAAGACGATTCCGTTTCCCGCTCCTTACGCGGTTGCATCAGGCGCTGGTGCATTGATTGGCGCTGTTTTTGGTGTTTCGCTGGCGGCCTTGGCTAACGGCGAGGTCGGTCTATTTAGCCTTGTAGGTGTATGGCAACTTCCTAAGGCCACTGGCGCCGCCGCCAACCTTGGCGCAAAGGCGTATTGGAACGACACCAACAAAAACGTAACAGCCAGCGCCAGTGGTAACACTCTGATCGGCGCGTTTGTGCCGGCCACGCCAGCCCAGACGACCGCGTACGCCTCTGGCGACACCCTGGCTCACGTCCGCCTCAACGGCAGCTTCTAATGCCCTGGGCCCGCCTATCGGCCGATGCAGATCGGGCGGCCCTGGAGTTCATGGGCGGCGTCAGCGTAATTGCTGGCGCCGTTACTGGCCGTGGTTTTTTGGAGGAAAACAAAGAGCTGGTCTTTGATGATGGAGTGGAAATTATCCCATGGCTGCTAAAGATTAAAACCGCAGAATTTGGCCATCTTGACTATAACCATTCCGTTGTAGTTGATGGCATTGCATTTAAGGCAACAAGGCCGCCAGAGCCACTGCCCGGTAGCGAGCCCAGGGCACTGAGCTGGAGCATGGTGAGGCTAGCCAGGGTTGACGCCCCAGAGGAGACGGTGGTGATCCTGGATGGCGACCCTGGCGACGATCCAACCACCGAACCTACTGAATTGCCGGTTCTGATTCTGGATGGGAGCGGCTTATGACGACATACAACAGACAAAAGACTTTAGTTGTAACAAGGCATTCAACAGAAGCCGCAGCAATTCAACAGAATTTTATACTGCTAATAGGGGAAACCTGGAACGAAATTGATAGCATCGGGCGCAAGACCGGTCGGACTAAAACCGGCATTGATGGTCGGGAGATCAACAACGTTGTCGTCGGCACGCGGTTTGTCAATCTGCCGTTTGATCCCACCGGCACGGGGGAAGGCGGCCCCGGCGACCCCACCAACCTGTCGGTCATCAACCGCACGGCCGAGGGGCTGACAATTGCCTCCTCGACCGGGGCCGACGCACCGGTGCCCCTGGCAACCGAAACCCTGGCAGGGCTCCAGACGCCGAGCAACCGGGCCAAGGCCGAGGCAGCGGTGGAGGCCGTGGCCCTGACCCCTCCCAGCGGCTGGAGCACCAGCAGCACCAACACTGGCGGTAGCGTCACCCTCACACTGGGCCTGCCGTCAGGGTTCAGCCTGCCGAGCAACGCGATCCAGGCGACATGGACGGCAGGGGCGGAGCTGGCCGGCACAGCGGTCCAGGAAGGTGATATACGGCTGACCGACTCCCGCGAATGGAGCGCTGCCACCGTCAGCCAGGCCACGGCCGAGGCAGGCACCAGCACAACCAGGGTGGCCTACAACCCGCTGCGGGTGTTCCAGAGCATCGCTGCATGGTGGGCCGCGTCGGAATTTAAGGCCAAGCTCGATGGGATCGCAGCCGGCGCCACGGCCAACGCCACGGACGCACAGCTCCGCGATCGATCCAACCACACCGGTACGCAAGGGCTGAGCACGATTTCTGGCCTAGGGACCGGAATACCCACAGCCCTAGGAATCAACGTCGGCACCGTTGGGGCCCCAGTGATCCTGGGCGGCGAGGGCGGTACCCCATCAGCCATTGCCCTGCCCAACGCCACCGGCCTGCCGCTGAACACCGGGGTTACGGGCCTCCTGCCGGTAGCCAATGGTGGCACCGGGACCGCCGCTCCGGGGCTGATCGCAGGCACCCACGTCAGCATCACCGGCACCTGGCCAAACCAAACGATCACCGTTACCGGCGGCGGGCATGGCGGTGGTGGAGGCGATGCGCTGACGACCAACCCGCTGAGCCAGTTTGCGGCCACCACCTCAGCGCAGTTGCGCGGCGTGATCTCTGACGAGACTGGCGCCGGGCTGCTGTTTTTTCAGGGCGGAGATGTTGGCACCCCCAGCGCTGGGGTCCTCACCAACTGCACCGGCCTGCCCCTTGGCACCGGCATCACTGGCCTAGGAACTGGCATCGCCACAGCCCTAGCGATCAATGCAGGATCGCCAGGGGCCCCGGTGCTGCTCAACAGCGCAGGCGGCACCCCCTCCAGTCTCACGCTGACCAACGCCACGGGGCTGCCGTTCGGGGCGGGGATCAGCGACAAGCCCACGACCCTGGCCGGCTATGGCATCACGGATGGATTTACCGAGGCGCAGGTTCGAGCAACACCCATCACCGGTTTTACCGCAGGGGCTGGCACGGTCAGCGCTTCAGATTCAATCCTGCAGGCACTACAGAAGATTGTCGGGAACGCTCAAAGCGCCGTCACCGCTGTCGCCCACGGGTCTAACGCCAGCACAGCACGCCCAGCAGGGGCGGTAATTGTCTACTGGAAGGGCACAGTAGAGCCGATTAACGCCATAGATGGCGATATTTATTTCCCCACCAGTGGCGCATAATGGGACTAAAGATAAAGGAAAACGGCGTTTTCGTTGATGTTGGCGGTGGCGGCACCAGCACAACCCAGCTCATCGACGAATGGGTACGCCCTGCAACCTGGCCCGCGATCCCAGTAGTCCTGCCGTCAGAACAAAAAATAGTTGGACTGCACGCTGTCCACCCTGGCGATGGCGTTGGGACTGGTGGCAACTTTTTTGCAT